AATAACCGAGACACTATAGACAAGAAGCGTATAGAGTTTATTCGCAGTAGTAAAGACCATTACCTTGCTACTGATGCAGGGAGGATGGAAACGCTGGCAATGTTACATGCAAAGTTCATGCAGTTGTTCAACGATTCTTATGCAACTGCAAAGCCGGATAAAAACATGTTACGAGCACTGTCCCAGGAAATCAGGGCTATTGTTGAACAAGCACGCAAGGAGATAAAAGGAGAAGAGGTAAAGCTGACTGTAGATGGGCATATAGATATTAATGCTTCTATGCAGGCAACACTGACTATACAAGATATCAGTAAGAAGATGCCGATACACTTGATACCTATTTACCTTGTAGCAGCTAAAATGGGGATAGATCCGCACTCTTTACTTGGTTCCCTCACTAATTCATTCTACAGGAAGTTTAATGGCTTCGGGGTAATGGATAAGAATGCAGTTGTACCTAATACTATAGATATAATAAGGAACTATGATTGGAATGAAATCAGTCAGTACCACAGGGATAAACCAATAGGTGGAGATGCTACTATAGTGGAGTATGAGGAGATACCATTCGCTGAAGCTAATAAAGTTCAGAGTAAACGGGAAAAGCTGCAGGAAATACTAAAATCCCAAAGAGAAGATTTAGCTAATAATAAGCTGTAACTAATTAGGCACTCAATAAGTTACGTAGAGTGTTTTTATTTAAACTGATTATAAATAAGCTATCGAAGTAAAAATAACTGATAAAAAATTTGGCTCGCATTAACTATTATATTAATTTAGCCTTGTTTTACAGTTCATTTAATTCTTTTTCAATATGAAATAGTAAAGAAACTCCCAACGTTGGGATCGGTCAACAGCACAGGTAAGTGACGACCTATATGCAGCTGTCAACGAGACCAAGCCACAGCAAAAATGGGTTCGCCCGATTTCCAACTACGGAGGAATGAATAGTAACAATTAATCAGTAAACCACAGTCATGAAAATAATCGCAGTCATCGGAGGAACACTATGCAGCCTTACCCTACTTAGGCAAGGAGGTGAGATGTGGAGAGAACTCCCAACTGCGGATCAATGCGCGATCACCCAATCAGGTCCTCTTAGCGTCTTAGACCAACTCCAACCGATAGCGGTAATGGAGGACGTATTCACAGATTACATGCCACTGATAGAAAGTGTGCAGTATACAGGAATGAGGAAGGGTGGATTTATTAATCAGGCCGATGTGCCTTTAATTTTAAATAGAGTTGCTCGTGATGGCCTGTAGCTAATCCTGTCCAAGGAGGCAGGAGGGGTAACCCATAGTATAATGATATAAAGTTCTTAGACATAATGAAGAATAGTCAGTTGAGTCACCGGAGGGACACTTCCCGAGAAATCGGCAGGTATCAATGTTAGTCCCAGATTCCTGACATGAAGAAAAAGATTGAGGTGCGGTTTACTTATATAGAGATTTAGTCGACATATCTCTCGCCACATATCCGCATACAGCTTACGGCCACATGTTAATGCCGCAGCAACCGAGTCGGGTTTCATATTGCCGCACCTCATTCTTTGGCTTCCCTATTAGCTCAGTTGGTCAGAGCGGGGCGACATATGGGCGTCTGCGTCACAGGTTCGAGTCCTGTATAGGGAGCAACAATTAAATAGTAAAGTCATGTTGATAGATGTCATTAAGTCAGTAACAGGCAGAAGAAGTTTGGGAGATGGTAATATCGACCATACTGTGCAGATGTCTGAGTTTTTGTTTGGTAAGTTTCTTGAAGAGTTAAATGCATATGTCGGTAAGTCTATATTTAAAAATAATCCAAATACATATGAAATTAAATGGATGTATTGGGGAACAGAATGGATTATAATGCACCGTGCATATCGTGACGACACAAACCACAGAGACGTGGAAGAAGAATTGTATAAACAACTAACAAATAAATAGATCATGAACCGTAAAGAAAAGATCAACGTGTATGTAGGAGAGGTATTAGTAGGAACTGCTACTGATGAAACTACAGCTAAGTTACAGGAAGCACCTAAGCCGGTATTTCTATCCGACAGGTTAATTCAACTCGGAAGGGCAGCTAACAGTAAGAATAACAGGTCAATGGCTGCTGCTTCCGAGATAATGCATTCCCTATTAGTTAAGGAGTCAGAGTCTCACACTCAGAAGCAATTGTTCAACATCACCAAGTTAGCTTGTGATCAGCTAAACAAAGAAGGGTATCCATTCTACAAGGTAGGTGTATTTTTTGACATAAAATAAAGGAGGGAAAAATCATGCAAGTAGATATAGTAACATCATTGATAGTGTTAGTCGGCTTGATAGCCGGAGTGTATTGGTCAAGTAGACCTGCAAATAAGAACCTAAAAGAGGAGGACGTGTTATGACAGATCAGTTAGTAGTATGGGGTATTTTAGCATTAATAGCTGTATCACTGATTATGATAATCAAAGACACAGTGCAGGAGTTTTGGAAATGGATCATCAACAAATTTTTCAATTAATAAATCCACAGTTATGAAGAACAGAATGAAGACTAAAAAGTCACAGGGTAAGGTGAGCAGGTTCCTAAGGGAGAAGCGTCAGGGTCAGTATGGCCACTCGGAGATCAGAAGTATTATCCGTGGAACAAACAAGTATCCGTCGAGCGTAAAAGTAGGGGCAGGTCCGGTATGCGCACGCAGGGCATGTTCAAATACTATCCTACACAAGAGGAATCACCGTAGTAACGAGGTAATAGGTAACGGATTGTCGGACAGAAGAGGTGCATAGGTAATGATCTGTTCATACGATAACAAGGAGGAGTTAATAAAGGACTTCAACAAGGGGATAATACATCCTGAGCCTAATCCATTAGGACAAAGTTTCATATTGGAAAATACGCTACATATCCCTGTATTCTCTAAGAGATTCAGCAAGATCAAAGGAAGGTCAGGGAAGGTAACAGGTCGTTATCGTAAATGCATAGATTTCGTACCAGTCCCAACAAGAGTATTCCCGGTATTTAGTGAAGATATCTGATGTTTCTTAGTGGTTTTTGAGCATCAGTGAAAGTTCTTTGATAATTAGGTTGAGTAAAAGTCCATCTATACCCACTAGCCGTAACGGAGCAAAGGTGACGATGAAGTGTCCAAAGATTCACCTTAGGGTGGCGTAAACTCGTGTTGAAAATGACACACGTAGGACTGGTCTACATAAGACAGATGTGCGAATAAGACCCATGACGGAACCTAATTGTTGAAGAATTTAAAGAAACATCAAATTAATACACATTAAATCGTAAAGCAATGAAAAAGTTATTTTGGGGATTACTATTGTTGGTATTGATCAGTTCATGTACTGACAATCAAAGAGCAAGGAAATGGGGAGGTACTGAAGAAGTAACCCTACAACCGAATGAAATGTTCATCAATATCACTTGGAAGAACGATGACCTATGGGTGATAACACGGGATACTTTAACAGGTATTTATTACGCACGTGAGAAATCATCGTTCGGAGTAATGCAAGGAACGATTGTAATAAAGAAATAAAGAAGTGATCACCTGATTGGGAATTAAAAAATGTACCGTCAGTCCCGAGATGTCGTATAGTAGGTCAATATCGTTGGTAAAACAACGGGATAAGGGTTCGATTCCCTTCGCCTCGGACTAAGTAAGAAACAGTTCTTTGAAACTTCTGGTTGAAGCAAACAAATAACAGGAGATGTGACAATTTAACGTCCGTGGTAAGTTCTGATTTGAAACAAGAATCAGATGTTAGAAGACCTCTTGCAAAGGTCGTTGTTTGTGGATAGATAATCATGCGGTCAGTGAATTGCCCTCGGGAACTAAAGATGGTGCTGAGTATTCCGTAGGCATACGGTCAGAAGGATCAAAGGATTTTTTAAAAAGAAAACTAATACAACAACTATGAACACATTCTATTTCATAATGATGGTAACAATCTTCCTATTGTATGTAGGAATGGTGTGGTATCGATTCGGAGTACTAACTTCAATCTCAGAAAGCTATTACAAACTCCCTAGGAAGCAGCAGGTGCTGTTTACATTATTCTGTTGGGGATTTGCAATACCGGCAATGATCCTTGGGGATTCGGTATTAATGTTCCTTGCAGGGTCAGCTATTTGTTTTGTAGGTGCAGCATCAGCATTCAAGATGAAACAGGTTTATTATGTACATGCGATAGGAGCCGTAGTAGGTATGCTATTAGGGTTATGTTACATCCTATTTGATGCAGATCAGTATTGGATAGCCACATCATTAGTGATATTGACACTGATATTAACTAAATCAAAGAACTTCCTATGGTGGACAGAGATAGTGGTATTCACATCTATTTGTGTAACATTAGGGTTAAAGATATTTTAAGATACTGATAGTGAGATCATCAGTCCTTCTGTTTGGACTCGGGTTCGAATCCCGACACCTCCACTAAGGCACACAATGTGTGATCAAAGGTAGTTAGGCATTTGCAAACCTACCTAATTGTTACAATCCCTGCAGGCTGTGAAAGCCGCTGATTACTTACATGTCCGGACATGAGTCAGTGATGCCGAGGGATTTAATGATACGGGGGTGACAGACTTTGACAGCAGGTTGGGAAGGTTGACGAGTTAAGAAGCTATCAGGCCATAACTGGCAACAATCAATTTCAAAAACAGGCTTTAAGGATCGCTGCATAACAGCTAGTACTTGCCGATTAAGGGGATGAGGCTCAGCTGATTCCCCTTAATTTCTTATTTATAACGATTATAAATTAACTTTTTATCATAAAATAAATGAATAAAAATTTGGTTTCTACTGCACATTATATTAATTTAGCCACTTGTTACAGTTCATTCAAGTTTAATAATGTATAAAAAGAAAGCAACATGAAAGACAATTCAAGAACATTGTACCTAAATAATAGCGGCAGTCGTTGGGTAGTAGTATATCCCGATGGAAGTCACAGCGACATAGTTATGCAAACCAAATCAGGCAAAGAAGTAATACGTAAGGTGATTTACTACGAATCGTTCAGTAACTTTGCTTGTGCTTGTATATCCTACAAAGGGAAGAAGATCAAAGTATTGACTGACCAGAAATTGGAGGATTAGTTATGTTCAATAAACCAAGTGTAATAGAGGCTAAGGCCAAAGTAGAACGTGTAATAATGAGTTGCAGGACGTTCACACAATTAGATTCAGCAAGAAGAATGGCTGATAATTTCAAGAAGGCATATCATTTCAGCACATTAGAGTTAACTTTCCTGTTCCCTCAATTGAAAGATCAAGAGGCATACATCATAATGTGTTTAATGAACAGACCAGATGTATATTTGGATAAAGGTGTTAAATACCTTATGGGTGTTGATTTCGGAAATGGAGTTGATCGTACTGCTTATTCTGTAATGATGTACCAAGATGGATTTACTTATCGTAATATTAATAATCAAATAATTACCGGAGATGCCGTGGACTAGAGGAACAGTATACACCCTATATGCTCGACCCAGAGTTGGTCAGGTTTATGTAAGAGGTATTGATGATATTAGCCGGAAGCCACAACTAACCAAGCAACAGAAGAAGAGAAGAGCAAAAGATATCAATGGAAGAAAATTCAAACGTAAAAACAGATAACATGAAAACAATTAAAGTGATTGGAACAATAATGTGGATCTTGTCTGCATTCATGCTAGGAATGGCATTGATTATAGATTTTAATGGAGAATTTAGAGGTAATGCTAGTGCATTCCATTTCTTAGTGTGTATGTTTGGTGTGGTGTTTGTAATGACGTCACCTATTTATTTGCATATGATTTATTCTAATACTATGTATTTAACAGAGGGAG